GGCGCCCAGCGCCGTGTCGACCGCTATGCCGCCAACGGCGCGCAAGCCTCGACTCCGCTGTCCCAGAAGCAGTACGACTCCGTGAAGATCGCCGGCGGCTTCGGTCCGATCATCTGGGAGCCGTCGCAGCTTTCCTGGGTGCAGAAGAACCCGGAAGAAGCGCTGGAGGTGATCAGCCGCAACCTGTCCGAGTCGATCATGGCCGACCAGCTGAACACCGCCATTGCCGCCCTCGTGGCAGCCATCGGCAACCAGCCTGGCGCAACCAACGACGTGTCGGCCACAGCTGGGGTGAGCTACGGCGCGATCAACAATGCCCACGCCCTGTTCGGTGATGCCTCGCAGCGCCTGGTCGCCCAAGTCATGAACGGCGCCATGTACCACAAGCTGATTGGCCAGAACCTGGTCAACGCCGAACGCCTGTTCACCTTCACTGGCGTCCAAGTGGTCGACATTCTCGGCAAGGCGGTGATTGTCACCGACTCGCCGGCCCTGTCCGAAGCCGGTACCCCTGACAAGCAGAAGGTGCTGAGCCTTACCGACGGTGCGGCGGTGGTGATGGATGGCTCCGATCTGATCACCAACATCGAGACCTCCAACGGCAAGGAGCGTATCGAGACCACCATGCAGGCCGACTACACCTTCGGCCTGGGCCTCAAGGGCTTCACCTGGGATACCACCAATGGTGGCAAGTCCCCGACCAACGCCGAGCTGGCGACCGGGACCAACTGGGATCTGGTGGCGAACAGCATCAAAGCATCGGCAGGCGTCCTCACCATCGGTGACGCTGATAAGTGATCGGCTCAGCGCCCTACGGGGCGCTTTCAAAGGAGGCAGTCATGCCCGAGAAAATCGTCTACGAGCAACACCCGGTCACTGCTGAGCGCAAGGAATACCTGCGCCAGAAGGGCTACAAGATCATCGACGCCAAGTTCGCGCCAGAAGGCTACGAGCATCCTGAGCCGTTGAAAGAGGCCAAGGTGAGCAAGGCTGACGCCAAGAAGGCAGCCGCTGAGGCCAAGCAAAAAGCCGAAGAGCAAGCCAAGCAGAAGGCCGAAATGCAGGATGCTCTGAAATCCAAAGGCATCGAGTTCAGCCCTGATGCCAGCCTGGAAGACCTGCAGAAGCTGATTGAGGCCGTGTAATGACCACCTACATCACCGTCGAGCAGGTAGACGCCCTGCTTGGGCCTACCTGGGCGCCCGACGACCAGAAGGCCCGGGCGGTGCTGATGGCCAACACCTGGCTTACCAATCTCGGCCTGCCTGAGTTCGATCCGGTGCCGGATGACGTGATTCAGGCCGGAGCCGAGATTGCTCGAGAGGCTGCCGCAGGTAATGTCTACGGCAGGAAGGAGGCCGGGGTTCTATCCAAGTCGGTCAACGCCGACGGAGTTTCCAGCAGCAAAACCTACTCGGAGTCCTCTCGCACCATCAGCGCTGGCGAATCGTTCGCCCTGGCGCTGCTGGCGCATTACCTGAACAGCAGCGGCCAAACCAAGATCGTGAGGGGCTGATATGGGACTTCGCGATGAACTTCAAACCGACCTGGCCGAGGCGTTTGATACGGACTTGGCTGACGCGGTCGTAGGCTTCACGGGCGAGTACATGGGGCCTGGCGATTGGTATCCGGTCGAGGAGGTCAGCACGGCGCAGCCAGTGACTTATACGGGCCGCGGCGTGCTGTCTCGCTACGAAGACCGGCGGATCGACAACATCAACATCCTGGTCGGCGATCTCCGCCTGACTGTTCTCGCCAATGAGGTAACCGATGTGCCAGCTATCGGTCACAAGGTAACGGCGCCTGACCTGATGGATCGTTCGCAGCAACTCACCTACGAAGTCAAGACGGCGAAGGCTGATCCAGCATCGGCTACCTACCGCCTGCAGCTTAGGAGGTCGTGATGGCCGGCTGGAGCATTCCACCTACCGCATTCGCTGATCAGATCGAAAGCGACCTGATGAAGCAGGCGAGAATCATCGCCATGGCATTGCTCGGTGAGATCGTCCTTAGGTCTCCGGTAGACACCGGCCGGTTCCGTGGCAATACCGTAGTTAGTATAGGCTCGCCGATTCTCTCGAATAGCAACACCGCAGACAAAACTGGCTCAGCGACCATCGCCGCTGGCCAGGCTGTGCTTAATGGCCTGAAGCCGTACACGGTGATCTACATCCAAAACAACCTCCCATACGCCGAGAAGCTGGAGAACGGGCACTCCAAGCAGGCTCCCAATGGTGTATTTGGCCTTGCCTTCACCGGCGTGGCAGCGGCGTACGGATCATGACCTACAGCGAAATCTACGATGCGATAATCCTTCGTATGAGGGCCTTCGCTGGTATCGAGCAGCCCCGCATCTACTACCCGAACTCCCAACTTCAGGCGAAGGATAAGGACACCTCCGGGGCCTTCAAGCCGCCCGCAACCGGCCTCTGGTGCCGCCTGCACATCGGTCACGCCACCGCCTTCATGGCAGGCATGGCAGACCTCCCGCATACCCGGAAGCCCGGAATCATCACCGTGCAGTGCTTTGCGCGACTGCAGACCGGAATCAAGGGCTTGAACGAGCTCGCAGACGCGCTAGAGGCGCATTTCGCCTACTGGAGCTATGGAGACCTTGAGTGCATCGAGACCAGTCAGGTCGATGCCGGAGAGTTCGAGGGCTTCTACCAGATCAACGTGAACACCCGGTTTCGCGCCGGCTGAATGCAAGACCCCACTGAACCTGCCCGCCGCGAGCGGGTTTTTTTATGCCCGCAGATAGGAGACTCAAATGAGTTCTGGCGCCCGGCAAACAACGTACTTGATCCCGGAAGTCACTCCGGGCGTAACCCCAACTACTGGCGCATGGGATACCCTGCGCCTAACCGGCAACACCCTGTCGCCAACCGTCAACACTCAGGCGAGCGATGAGATCACCGATCAGCGCATCAGTCAGGGCTCGGTGGCCACCAGTGTAGACATTCAGGGCGACCTGACTGTCGAACTGTCCTACGGCACCTTCGACAAGCTGCTGGAGGCAGCATTCTACGGCACCTGGACCGACGACGTGCTCACGGTTGGCAGTACTCGCCGAACCTTCACCGTCGCCAAGAACTTCGATGACGTTAGCGTGTTCACCCTGTTCAAGGGCATGCATGTCTCCACGTTCGGCCTGGACATTCCGTCCGACGGCAAGATCACTGCCACGTTCAGTCTGATGGGGCTGGACTACGCCGACGGCGACACCAGCACTGTGGGCACTATCAGCCCGCCCACTACCACGCCGTTCATGTCCAACAGCAACGTTGGCACTCTGCTGGTAGACGGTCAGTCGCTGGAAGGTCAGGCGTGCGTATCGGCGCTGTCGATCAACCTCGACAACACCCTCCAGACGCAGCGTTGCCTGGGTACCTCTCGACTTGGCCCGGGCGCGCACATCGCCACCGAAGCCGCGATCACGGGCAGCATCACCCTGGCCTGGTCGCAGCGGGCCTGGTCGATCTGGAAAAACTCGTTCACCCGCAAGCCGGTGGCTGTGCAATTCCCGATTACCGACTCGCTTGGCAACCAGTACGTTCTGAGCTTCCCGGCTGTAGAGGTCGACGGCGACCTGCCGAATGGCGGAAAGCGCGACCTGATCGAAGTTACCCTGAACTACACCGTGGCCAAGCAGGCGCCGACTATCACGCGGATTCCGTTCGTGGCTGTTACCAGCGTCACTGTCACGCCGGATACCGACACTCTGGCCATCGCGGAAACCTCACAGCTGTCAGCTGTCGTAGCGCCTGGTGCAGCCAGCCAGTCCGTTATCTGGTCCAGCTCCAACCCCGCGGTTGCCACCGTCAGCGGTACTGGGTTGGTGACGGCAGTCGCCTCAGGTTCGGCTGTCATCACTGCCACCAGTGCAATCGACGGCACCAAGACGGATACCTGCGACATCACCGTTTCGTAACCGCCTCATCTCTTTCGGTCGCTCCGGCTTCAACGCCGGTCGGGGCGGCCTTTTTATTGGCGTGGCGTAAGGAACTGAATAATGGCCCTGAAGCTGAGCAAGAAGCCCGAAGCCGTAGGCGCAACCAAGTGGCTCGACTACGACAAAGACACCAAGGTCGAGGTCGCCGGCCTCGACAACCCCGAGTATCAGATCGCCTTGGAGCGTGCTCGTCGCCGCCTGCGTAAGAACGACGAACAGTTCGAGCAGGGTGACGTAGGCGTGGTGAGTGGCGAGAAGACCGAGCACAGCACCCAGTGCATGCTCCTGGCTCGCTTCATCCTCAAGGACTGGAGCGGCGCCCAGGACGAGAACGGGAACCCGCTGAAATACTCGCCAGATGTGGGCGCGCAGATGCTCGAGGGCGATGTCGAGTTCTTCCTGTTTGTGCTCAAGGGTGCCGCCGAATTCTCTGCCGCGAGCAAGCAGGAACTCGAAGAGATCGTGGGAAAGCCGTCGCGCGCTTCGAGTGGGAGCGGGAGTTCGGCGGCGAGAACCCGGAAAAGCGCGCAGAAACCTACCGGCGACTGAAGCTTCCTGTGCCGATAGAGCCTGATCGCGATCCAATCACAGCGTACCTGCTCAGCACATTCCGTAACGTCTGTCGTGGCCGGCGATACCTGTCCACGATGACCGGGGCGCATCCGCTCCGGTTGTCGGCTCGGGAGATCAGCGACTGGCTGGGGGCTCATCCAGCGCCCATGCCCAGGCACGAGGTTGATGAGGTGATGTTCGCACTGGATGACATCGTGATGACCGAGAGCTGGGAGGAGTAGGGCGCTAAAACCAGACTGGGGCTGAACCCTACCCATGCGGGGTTTTGGCGCTTCCTGCTGATGGTGGTAGATTGCTGCGATCAATCAGGGAGGTGATGCACGTTGAGACGCTTGTTGCGGATGGGAGCTCTTGCAGCCTTAGGGCTTTCTGTATCTGGGTGTGGAGAGAAAGCACCGCCTCCCCAGATAGATCTTCCATATGGTAAGTGGTCGCACTTCAAGAATAAGGACCCCATCACTGATGTCGAGAGCACTTCAATAGTGTTGAGTTCTCAGCCGCTTGCTGATGGAGATCTAACACCTGCTGAGTTGCATATTCGCTGCTTGGGAGGAAATCTTGAGGTCTATGTTAGCTGGAATCGATATATAGGTTCTGAGCACAACGTCGATAGCAGAATAGATAGCGACCAGCATCAACCCAATAAGTGGTCAGCTTCTTCAGATGGGAAAAGCTCGTTCTACCCCTATGTTGACAAGGGATACTTGAAGCGCATCAGATCAAGCGAAAAATACATCGTTCGTGTTGAATCAGTTGGCGGAAGAACTCTTACAGCTCACTTCAACACTACCAAGCTGAATGAAGAAGCTGGCCAAACTATTGATGCTTGCACCAAGTAACTTGAATTCCATCAATTAAAACCCGCTGCAGCGGGTTTTTTTATGCCCGGAGAAAACATGTCTCAGACCTCTCGCCTTGTCATTGAGCTGGACACTCGTAGCGCCGAGCAAAAGTCTGCAGACCTGCGCCGGGCCTTGGAAGGCCTCAATAGCGTAGGCTTGCGCAGCGGGCCCGTATTCACCGGCGCCGGCAGTGCCATTTCGACGGTGGGCGACCACGCAAAGGACGCGACTGGCCAGATGTCAGCGCTGGAGCGCCAGATCAAGAGCCTGACTGCTGCCGCCTCTGGTCTCGCCGGTCCGTTGGTCGCCGCTGTTTCTGTAAAGCAGCTTTACGATGCCGTTGAGGCCTACAGCACGCTCACCAACCGCCTGAAGCTGGTAACCGATGGCTCGGCAGAACTGGCGGCGGCACAAAAGGCAATTTTCTCTACCGCTCAGGAGGCTCGTCAGCCGCTTTCTGCTACTGCCGAGCTGTATCAGCGCATCGCCACCAACCAGAAAGAGCTCGGACTGACCGGGGAGGGGGTTGCTGGTGTTGTACGCACCATCAGTAAGACGCTGGCAATCTCTGGCACCTCTGCTGCTTCGGCCGACGCAGCACTGGTCCAGCTAGGGCAGGCATTCGCATCAGGCACCCTCCGCGGGGAAGAATTGAACTCTGTCCTGGAGCAAGCGCCTGCCCTGTCTCAGGCTATTGCTGCCGGGATGGGCAAGACCGTTGGCGAGTTAAGGGCATTGGGCGCTGAGGGTGCGCTTACTGCTGACGCGGTGGTGAAGGCCCTTAAGGCTCAGGCCAAAGCTGTGGATGAGCAGTTCGCAAAGATAGCGCCGACCATCGGAAATAGCCTGACTGTCGTTGGAAACTCGTTCACCAACTTTGTCGGGCAGCTGGACGAGGCAGTGGCTGGAAGCAGTGCATTTGCCAAGCAGCTTCTGTCAGTGTCGGAGGTAATCGACGGGTCGCTCCCTAGCGCAATATCTGCGGTCAAAGAAAATGCTTCGGAGCTGGAGCAGGTGCTTACCACCGGCCTCTACGTGGCGCTGGGGCGCGTAGCTGGTGGATACGCACAACAAGCGGCCTCAGCTCTGTATGCGGCGAATGCCAGCCAGCAGGCACTGAGTGAGTCAGCTAGGTCTGCGCAAATGAGCGCTATGGTGGCCAAGGCCAAGCAGATCGAGGCCAAAGAAGGCTTGGCTCTGGCGAATATGCAAATCCGTGCTGCTGAGGGACAGGTTGCTTCTGAGCGAGCGCTGGCCGCCGCCGAACTGGAAGGGATCCGCGCTACGCAGGCGGCGCTAGTAGCTGAGCGCGAGCTGGAGCAACAGAGGCTTAAGGCGCAGATCAACGCCAAAGGTCGCGCAGCGTCCCTGTCCCGGCTGGCCGAAATCAGCCGGGACAGCGCCGCTATCAACAGCCAAGTCGAGGCTGCCGAGAAGAAGCTTGCAGCCACTACAATAGCCACCTCTGCAACAATTGAAAGGGCCTATGCTGCTAGGACTACGGCAGCGACTGCTTACGCTGAAACCACCGCAGCCGCCAATGCAGCCGTCGTAGCATCCGAACGAGCCGCATCTGCAGCCAGCATTACCTCTCGAGCTCTTGGTGGGTTGCGCACTGCTGGCGCTGGGCTGCTGGACGTCATGGGAGGGCCGCTTGGCCTGGCCGTAACCGCTGGCGCCGTAGCGCTGTCATTTGCCGATTTCCGCAGCGAATCCGAGCGCTTGAAGGGAGATATGACTGGACTTGGTCGCTCCATTGAGGCAGTTCGTGAAGAATTCATTAAGCTGAATCGCGACCAACAGCAGGCCAAGGTAAACGAATGGAAGGATAAGCAGATCGGTGCAGCTATGGACGTGGAGGCGTCCTACCGAGACCTTAAAGAGTCAATCAAAGCAGTCATGATCGACACCTCGAACGCTGATTTCATTGATGTCGGCAAGGTTGCTGATCAGGCG